TAACATCATCGGTTACGCTTGGGTCTCCCAAAACATTTGTAGCCTCTGATACTGCAGACAAAGTTTCTGCTATATTTCTATCTCTTTCTGAATTATCGGTAAAGCCGCCAGCAGCTTTGAATAATCCATTGTTTTTTAAAAATCCTCTTACGATATTTCTTCTCTCATCTACCGAGCAACCGCCCTCTCCGCAGGCGGTTTTCATAATTCCTTCTAAGTGCTCTGCCTGTTTTAGGTTTAAGCCTCCAAGCATTCGATCTACATTGTCAACACCATAATTTATAAATTCATTCGAATATTCCTGAAGAGACGCTATACACTTTAAGAGTATAGCTCCTGGCTCAGCAGGCTGAACAACAAGGCTGTATTCTATTGGCTTTAATCCAACATTAACCTCCCCATGTGCTGTTTTGTTCATTATATGATTACAATATTCGTCTTGCGTTGTAGCTCGATTTCCACACTCAGAACAGATGGAGGTCTCAACTGCGGTACCCATTGACCCGTATCTTACAAGGCCTGTCTCGACTTTTCTTGCCAACTCTGGATAATTAACCTTATCTAAAGCGCATAGCCCTACAATTTGTTTGAACTTCTCATCATAATGTGTATCTAGGATTATTCCCCTGATTCCATCAACAGAGCTTGATTCATGGTCTCTGCACAGAGGCAGTCCAATCCAGCTGTTTGCCGCCTTCTTTAGTTCCGATTCTGGAAATATATCTTTGTTATTATTTCTATGTGGCTGAATGTTTCCATTCCACTTCCAGTTTTCATCAAAAAAGCCCCAAGCGTTTTCTCCGCCTGAGACTTTTTTAAGGCCGCCTTTTTCGTCAAGCAATGCTGACTCTGCCGCCTTTAGGAAGACTATTGAAAAATAAAGAAAGTCATCAGACTTTGGTGCTATATTTTTTATGCTATTTGCTAGTTTTGTAAAACGTCGAATTAATTTTGGATTTGCAAGTATCTCTTGTTGATCATGAGTATCAACAATGTTATTTTCCGGAGAAAAGCATACTTTCTTGAACATAGCAAACCCTTATGAATAATAAACAGAATAATTCAAACATTATATAAATATTAGTTTTTATATTTTTTGTGTAATTTTTTTTTGAATTACATAGTTTTTTGTTATTTTTTTTCTTTTTTATTAGCAGAATGATGATCTTTTAAAGCCTTAATTCTTCTATCATCTTCATCTTCTGAGTCTAAATAAATAGTATTTTCTTCTTGAATATCAATGTCATCTGATTCTTCTTTTGAATTTTTAACTATGATTTTCTTCGTTTTATCACCAAATTTTATAAACATTAATTACTCCGATAAAATTAATATACCCAAAATGTCTGAATTTATATACTCTTTAGCCCTAGATAAAGCTAGTTTTAAGTCGTCAATTACATTATTTGAGTTTTGAGTTTTTTGTGTACATTGATTTATAAAATCATCGGTATCTAATATGTTTATTAAATCAAAAACCTCTTTAACTGCGTCAGAAGAGGCCTTTGAAGAATCTGCTATAATGCTGATTATTTCAGATGTTGTAGAAATATCTTTTATATCATTTAATATTTTAATTCCATTTTTAATATTTATTAACATTCTTTTTGTAATTCTAGAATTTCTTTTTACAGACTGATTGTATTTTCCTTTGCTATTTGAAATAACATCTTTATTTCCCTGAACCTTTTCATATGCAGCAAGATTTTTATTAAAGTTTTCAATCAAAGTATCACACATATCTCTTGATCTATCGAAATATCTCAAAGCATGCTTTGCCTTACTCTTTGTATCATCTGGAACAGGAATGCCTGCGGACTTGACCAATGAGTCGCTATATAGCTCAATATTATTTTCAGAATATTTTTCTTTTAATGCTTTAAATATATCTTTTGAACCGTAATCTTCTGGAACTCGAACAAGATCGCTTGATATAGATGTTTTTAATCCTTTTTTTATTTCAATCTCTTTTTCAAGAAAATTTTCTAAAATTATTCTATCATTATTTTTTCTTGATACAAAAACTATTCGCTTCTTTGGGTCCAATGCAGTTTTGCATATCTTCTCCAAAGCTTTATCCCTCTCCGTGTTGTCAACATCTGGATACCTCATAGATTCGTTTGGAATCACAGAATAAGTTGAATTAATTTTTTCATAAAATCCTTTAGAAACAATATCAGACAAGCCTACTTCTATAAAGCTATTCTTATCTGCAGAAAAAACTTCATTATGTAATCCTATGAAAATTCTTTTATCATCATCAGGTGCCGCATGTTTGTATAGCTTTGTTTTAAAGTTATTATTTAAAAATAAATTATCAATATCAAAAGCAACTATTTTATTTTCACTTTCATAATTTAATGAAGCATTTTTAATTATTTGTGTAACAGAATGTTGATTTTCATTATTATTTATAACATAAATTTTATTATTTAATATATTATAAAATCCAGACTTTAATACGCTAGATCTTTTAAATATATATTTATCAACTCCTGAATTTTTAATTGTGTTTGCTATTTTTAATAAATCATCATCAAAGTCTGCCCCCTGCTCTATATGTATAGAGTTTGACTCCTTGATTCCTAATACATCAGATAGTCCGCCTGATATTTCCAAAACATATTTAACACCATGACACCCAAAAACTTCTAAGGACCCAGGCTGAATATTTTTAGAAATCTTTTTGATTTTAAAATCTTCATTTATAAATATAATATCAATGGGATAACTGACGCTTCCCATATGGTAATAAACATCAGTAGGCCTATTATATGGAAATAATAAACCAGATTCTTTGTCAAGACGAGAATAAGTCTGAAGGCCATCTATCTTTTCTTTAAATGATTTTGCTATATCGCACCTAAAAACAACAGAGGCATTAACATTATCTTTTTTATTATAACATCGGACTATAGCCGTTTTGTTTGAATCATTTTTTGAAACTAAATATTTTCCAACTTTATCTATATGTTTATCTATAATTTTAAACCCTATTTTTTCTATATTAGAAGAAAAATCAGATGAATTTTTTAAAATTATCAATCCATTGCTTATGGGTCTTAAGTGATTATAAATATTATTTAAAATAATCTCCAAAGAAGAGCCGGCTGTTTCCGAGCTTGCTATACAAAATCCATCAAATTTCCTTCTAAATGTATGAAACATTGGATCTCCATACTCTTGATGAAACTTATGTATATTTACTTTATTTGAAGCATCTTTTGACAAATTAATTAAATTATGTCCCTCTTTTAATATTTTTAAAGCGGATTTGTTTGTTTGTTTTCCAACACTTAAGATCGTAGATTCTTTTTTTATTAAATTTAAAAATCTTTTAGACATACTTTCTAAGGCAAAATATTCCTCCGAATCTATCTGATCCTGAAAAAGATCATCTACTGGAAACATCATTCCTTCCGAATATCCAGACGGATCCTCCATGGTAAGCTCTTCTAATTCTTCTGAATCAGAAGTTGTGCTTTTCCCTTCTCCCACAAAGGTGTCGTAGGAATTAGAATCCATAGCTATATCGTCTTCCATTAGATTTAAATCTGAATATGGTGGCCAAGATAATTTTTTCACTTTAACTCCAAATAATCATATCTTATATTAAAAATAGCAGAATATCAAAGCCTTATCATAAGCTCGCTTAAAACTACATTTATAAAATGTGGATCCTTTCCATTTAATATATTTTTAATCAAACTAAGGCTAACACCTATTGCTGCGCCACCTGGGGCACGCTTATTTGCAATCTCCATTACATTAAAATCCCGTATTTTACTTGAGACATTCTGATAAGACCTAGGGCGAGCCTCCACAGACATTCTAGATATCATAATTTTTATTATATTATGCAACTGCTCAGCTACATATATAGCATTTTGCTCAAGCAGTTGGGCATTTTTATCCAGATTTTTTGACATATTCCTCTGCCTTTAAAGCGCTACCCTGATAGGCTTCTCTTTTGGAATCGGCTAAACTATTTCCAAGATCAACATACATTTTTAATAATTCATTAAATTGTTTGGTTAATTTAATTAAAACCTCTTCGTGATTTGCAATATCTGATTCTACAATTTTTACAAGCAAGTCTCTAAAGAGTAATGAATAATCTAATGATTTTTGAACTGCTATCTTTTTTATCAAAAAATCTGCAAAATTTGCCAAAGCCATATCCTCTTGTTTGTCCATATCATCTGCCAAACCAACAAGCAGATCTGTAAGCTCCTCATAATCTATTTTTCCTGTATTCTTTGGTTTTGGTCTTTCTGGAAATACAGGTTCGTCTTCTTGATCGCTATGTGTAGGGGGCCATACCGGGTCTGCAGGAGAGGTGAATCCCCTACCTCCTCCGGCGCTTGTATCTCCAGAGAGCCCTTCCTCGCCAACGTGAGGGCTCGGCATATCTTTGGGATCAATCTTTGGCATCACTTCTGGTGCTTTATTTGTATAAGATATCTTCTTCACTTTTTTCTCTTTATTTTCTTTTTACTTTTCCAAAACTAGGAGACATAACCACATCAGATAATGATTTGCCCTTTCTTTTTTTAGGCTTAAACTTGTTTCCCTTTGAATCCTTTATCTTCCCGCCACCAATAACCAAATCTGCCGGAGTAAACGAAACCTTTTCCTTAGTATGAGGAGAGATTGTTTCATATTTAGGAGTTGTCTCTGTTCCTCCAAAAATTCTTTTTAAGTCATCCAATAACTCTTTAGATATATCCTTCATTTAATACTAACCCCCCTCAGGAGGCCCTCCCGGCGGCGGTCCTGGTGGCGGCGGCGGTCCCGGTGGCGGCCCGCCTAAGCCTTCCATTCCGCCCCCTCCTGGAGGCGGCGGAACCCCAGGGAGTCCTTCGGCTCCCGGAACCCCTCCAAGGCCCTCTGGTGGCTCAGAAATAGCCTTGCTTGGGTCAAGCCCTAATAGCTCAGATAGTTTCATAGCTCCCAAAGCTTGTTGCTCTTTGGCAAAGATCTGTTCGTCAATCATTTCCTCCCTGATTCTACGACGCTCATCTTCATACCCAAGGCCAAGGCTGCGATGCAATGTTTGCAGGGAGATTTGCTTATTTCCAACAAATTGGGATACTGACGTAATAAAGTCTGCCATATCATATAGATTCATATGATTAAAATCAATTGAAGGAACCAGTAATCTTTTCTCTCCATCTTTGTATTCAAAAAAATCTTGAATTTCGCATATTGGGGCAAAGATTTTTCTTTCGAGCCATTTTTTCATCATGTTTCTAAAAATATCATATCTTTGTCTAAGCACTTCCAGGCCAACAGATGAACTTGCATAGGTTGCCGATTCTTGATCCATTAATGCCTTTGGAGTCATAAGGCCTGCATATAGATTATTGATTATAAGCTCGATGTCCGTACCTATCTCTAAAACACCTCCAGAAAATCCATTTCTTTCAATCTTAACTCCATTATGAGTTACAATCTTAAAGTCTTTATCATATTGCGCTTCTTCTAGAAGATCTTTAAAAGCTTCTATGTCCGCCTGTGTGGGCCTGTAATCGCCCTCTCCTCCTAAGGTAACCAAAGTGAGCGGATTTACCATGCCATCTGCTTGAGCAAATTTACTCTCTCTGAGTTTATCGTAAAGCATTAAATCTTTATAGATAGAAACGATAACAGAGGTTCCTCTTACGTCATAAGGTGAGCTCAAAAGTTTTAAATGAGCTATATTAAAAGCATCCAAAGGAATATTTTGGCCTTTTCTAACATATTCTGTGATATGTTTTGGAATATATTTCCTCAAAGATAAGTCAGCCGGAGATGTTGAGTTGATTATTCTTTGAAGATTTGCATCTGGTCTAAGAGAAATTAATGTATGATTTCCTATAACAGACTTTTTAACATGTACATAATCTGGGTTTAATATTGTTATCCTATTCCAAGTTCCCAGACTTTCATCCAGCTCTGCATAGGGAAACGCTTCTCCCATCTTCCAGAATTCTAGTGCAGCGCCATAAACTACAGAGTACAAGTCAATCTTCTCTGCCATCTCCATAAAAAATTGTTGTACTTTTTTGTTTTTACAAGTTATGTTAATTTTGCTAATAGGATATGAAGCATGAAGATTGATGGCATTTCTTACTATAGGATGTGTATCATAAAAGACGCGATTCCACGCGTTCATGGTTACGCGATCTCTGGGCAAATTTAAGTTAGCGAGCTGAAACAGGGGCGAGTAAATCTCTGGAGACATTCTATCTGTTGTAGAAGAAGTGGTAGGACTTGACATAGGCGAAGCTATAGATGCATTCTTTATTAAAGTTAAACTATCTCTTTTAAAATTAGGGCTATGAGCAATTGAGCCGTAAATTCCAACTTCATTATCTTTATCCATCTGCTTGTTTGCAGCATCTGTTATTTGGGCTCTTCTCACTTCTGAAATAGAGTTTGCTGCCTTTTTTGAAATTTTATTTTTCGGCCTATCAGTTCTTCTCATTTTTATACTCTCCTTTTAACATTTGCCAATGTAGATCTTAAATAATTCGACTGTCTCTCTAAACCAGGTTTAATAGTAAAACCTTTTGTTATATCAAATTTATATGCAATATATGCATACATAAGCGCCATAAGCCCATCATTTGGGGCTGATCCTTTTACAAATGTCTTTATAGGCTGTCCTCCTGAAATTCTAACCTTAGACTCCATAGATGTGCAATGATCTATTAACCACTCTATGTATTCATAACTTTTCCATGGAAATCTTATTTTTCCCTTTCTGAATAAGTCAAATAACTCATCAATTAAAAGATCTTTATTATAAGAAATGATAAATTCATCTTCTCTATATTTTATAGGCTTTATTAGGCTGCCGCTTCCTTGCGCGCCTAAGAATCTTTCTCTATAAATACTTTGTAAATCATGTACAACATCTTGACCAAAAAACCAATCTGATACACCTCTATGCACGCCAAACCTTCTATACATTTCTTTTATAGTCTCTTTTTTAAAATTAAAATTATTTTTTCGTAATTTATGCGCATGTTCAATCAAGAGCGTTCCATCTGGAGTTGCAGATAAAACAACTACGCAAGAATAAGATTGTCCTCCACGAGAATTCGGATCATCGTCTTTGCCTCCCCAATCTACTCCTAAATAAACAGTCTTATCCTTAGGCTTGATTTTCTTTGAAAAGCTTCTATCTGGATCTCTGCATAAATTATATATCTCAGCCTTTGTCAAAGGAGATCCTGCCCCAGAATAAAACTCTCCAACTACTTCGTTTTGCCAAATTCTTTCTGTTTGAGCCGGATTATTTTCTGGCATTAATTTTTCAATATTCTCTTTTGTAAAATAAGGGATATATAATTGATTTACATGAAAGCCGACAAACTCGCTTTCCTCCAGGCCTCTTGCGCCTACCCATTTGCCTCTTTCTGTTGCCTCAACTTTTTTTTGCTTTGTGCCGCACAGGGGACATTGTATTGTGTTTTCGTATAGCCATATAGATTTCCACCGATCATCATTGGGAAGGTAAAATGGATATGTTTCATTACAATTAATGCAACCTAAATGATAATATCTTTGATCTGACATATCCCAAATGGTCGAAAAATAACTACCCTTTTGTTTCGGGGTTCCAAAATAAACCTGCACCCCTTGACCTACAGGGCCATATTTTGCAGCTGTTAAAATTTTTGTTGCATTTCCAATAGCATGACCAAACATATCTTGCACTTCATCGAAAAATACAATATCAGCCGTCATACCACGGATTCTATCGCCATCTGAGCCAAGGCTGTCGATCCAAAGGGTGCCAGCATTAAACTGCTTCATAGTCAAATTATCTACAGAGTTTGAGCTAATAAGTTTATTGCTATTGATAAAATCATTTTTTGCTGTCCTGATAAGGGTTTCGAGTTTATCTTGCGAAAACTTCTTAACCTGTCCTAAGGCTGGGAACAAATGAACAACTCTAATGTTTGGACTATTAAATAATCCACTATTTGTAAAAAATAAATCAAGAGCGCCAGCCATTACCGTGGCTCCAACCTGACGACCCTTTTTTATAACTACTGGCTTGCCATCTTTTCTGGTTGCCTGCAACGCAATATATCTATATATATCAGCCATAAACCTCCAGCCATTGTCCAAAACCTTAAACTCTGCTCCGTCTAGAGTTAGATTGTTTTGTACGAAATGGGCTGGGTCAAAATCTAAAAAACTTGTTTTAAGTTGTTTAAAAAGATTTTCTTGACTTTGTTTCTTTGGCATTGTTATCCGGATGCGTGAGACATATAATCTGCTATATCATCGTCATATGATGATGGCATATCTGCTTCAGACATATATTCTACTTTTTCCGGACTACTTTTGTGCTGTTTAAGTATCTTTTCAACTAATTTTCTAAATTTACTATGATCTATTTTGCTTTCGACTTTATCAAATCCAAGCTTTGGATGCTCTCTGCAGTGCGTCATAACAGCTCCATAACCTAAGTCTGCGCGATCTGATGCGAATGCTTGAATATATTCCAGAATGGTTCTAAGAACTTCTAATACTTCTCCACCACCCTCTTTCTTTGATTCGCATGTACCACACTTGCCTTTGCCAGCCTTTTCGTCGCAACATGTATCGCCACAACCAGCAGATTTTATGTTTTGATTATCTTTTGTATTTATATTCTTAATAAGATCAAAGCCAGCTCTTTCTTTTAGATCTGCCATTTTTTCTTCAATTGTAGAAAAGTCATTACGCTTTTTCATGACAGAACGAAGATTGCTGAGATAATCAGCATTCTTTTCTAAATTATTAGCAAAGTCATTAATCCAATCAACTGTTGTATTATATTCTTCGCTTAAAATTTGTCTTGTTACTTTCATTGTTTATTATTATTCTTCATCTTCTTGGTCGAATAGATTTAAATCTCCCAGAATATCTTTGCCTGTCTCGAAGACTTCTTTCGCCTTCTCTTCCAAGTTGGGAAGCCTTGGCCCAGTGCCAACGTCAAGCTTTCCTTCTATTGATTCGACCAATACCTCAACAGATTTCTTAACCCCGGCTAACACCTCGTCGGACAATCCGGTTTTATCGGCGCATATCATAAATTCTTTAAGTAAATTCGTTGGAATCTCGTCTATAACCATGGGATTGGGGAATGCACATCTCAAAAGGTCGTTTATCATAAGATCGTCTACTCCTGCGGTGGATAAAATCCCTTTTAAGGCCGCCAACACATCGTCCCAGGACAAATCATTTACATTTGGCATATCTCCCGGCAGAATCGAACTGCCGCCATCTTGTGCTAACTTGTTTAATATTCTGTCAACAAAGTCGGCCTCTTTTGTTTTCTTTATTCCGTCCAAATGATTTGCCAATTTGACAAGATCTTTTTTAATATCTTCTAATCTAATATTATCCATTTTAAAATAACTCCTAATTTATGCAAAATAATTTCTTAAAAAGTCAACGCCAGCCTTACCGTCAGACTTTTCTGAGTCAGCATTATTTGGCGAATATGTTCCACGATCCTTGAAGATATGAAATCCACTATCCATACAAAGCTGCATTATTGCAAGCTCTTCTCTGTCATCAATAGAATATTTATTGGATAGGAAATCATAAACATCTTCTATAGAATGACCGCCTGAAATATGAGCATTTATCATTATTCCAGAAATTGCACGCTCGAAAGGAGAGACGGCTATAACTATATTATTGGGAGTAGAAGCTTCTTTCGTAAGCTCATCATAGTCTACCTCTCTGCCGGCTGTGCTTGTCCATTTAGGAATACCAAGAGAATCTAAAGATGCCTCCTTTGAATGCTCTTCTTTGAATTTCTTCTTAAGCTTACCAAGATGGTCTTTTAAAACCAAGATATCTTTCATTATATTTACTCGAACATCTTCAAGCGCCTGTATATCTAAAAGGTTATCACTATCTTCTCGGATAGCTCCTGAGATCTGTGTATTTAGTTTGTCAAGAAATGTTATAGCTTTTTCGCAACCAAGCATGCTTCTTCCGTCATGCTGAGGAATATTGGCAGGGTATTGTCCTCCCACATACTCTACAAACTTACTTAAATCTCCATCATTTGCATAATCTGTCTCTTTGTCACTCGCGTCATCATCTAACTCTTCTGAGCTAATATCAGAACCAGGCAAAAGAACTGATGCAGGCTCGTCTCCATGCTCTTTTACAAGCTTGGTCAATTGTTTATCCAAACCCTCTAGGTCTTCTCCCATATCTCCGAAGCTTCCCTCTCCCTCTGTAAAAGTGCTTAAAACGTCTTCTACAGTTGCTTCGCCGTCTTCCATCATGCCGTCCTCATCTTGGCCGACTGTTAGGCCAGCTCCAAAGATTTCTTCTGGCAACATGCCCTCAAAGCCATCTTCCGTATAGTTAACATGATCATCTTCTAAATAAGAAACTGCTTCACTATAATTAGATTCTTTAAAAATTGTTGTTGTTTGTGAATTATTAGCCATTTTGTCTCCTATCCTATTAAGCTATAAAGTCCATAATATACGTTTCTACTTTCATTATTATCAGAATAATAATCTAACGGATAACCATATTGGGCTTCTGGCATGTTGCCAATCATAATATGAGGATATAATGGGCTTCCATTAAGTCCTACATTACCCGCAGGAATAGTAGATTGTCTTGGGTCGTGCTTGCAATCTACCGAGTCTTGTTCTTCGAAAATCATATCTGCAAATGGACACTTTGAATGTTCGCTTATCATAAGCATCATTTCTAAATTATTATCCGCAATTTCCTTTGCCTCTTCTTTGTCTTCGGCTAACTCTAAAGGCGTCATTTCAAAAATAACCGGGCGCTTGGAGCCCTCTTCGACTCCTCCTGCAATTTTGCAGCCGTCTGTCACCGGAAGTCCAAATGGACATTTGTTTAATTTACCTCTGATCATTATTGGTATATCCTATATAAATGAAAGAAATATTAGTAAGTTTAAAAATCTAATGTTTTTAACTTATACTCAGATAAATTAATTACATCATCTAAATACTTATTAACGAGCCTTCTTTTAATAAGTTCTTCTTTAAAAACGCCAGACATAGGCACTGTTGGTAACAAATTCATTTCTTCTAAATAATACATGGTTACATCAGGGTCATTATTTATAGCTTCTCCTATAATTGATGTCATGAAAGCTTCTTTTAAAACCCATTTGTTTTCTCCGGTAAATTTGTCTCTATTGTTTTTTACATAATCAATAATTTCACTATCTATCTTAAACCCAAAACGAGCAGCGAAACTAATCGCTCTATAAATACGTCTGAAATCATTATTTAAAGTTATTCGGGCAGGAACCGGGGTTCTTAATATTTTATTATCTAAATCTTCTTTTCCCTTGTTTGTAAAGTCAAGAATTTCATCATCATAAAATCGCTTATGTAAAGTATTTATTGTAAAATCTCTACTATAAACTTCAAATAATTTTTCATCTTTAATGTTTAATTCTTTTGTTATATAATCAACGGCTTCTTCGGATATAAAATTACTTGAAAAATCAAGAATCATATTTTTTATATATATAGAAACATGCCCATCTTTAAAAAATTTAAATCTTTCTCTAAGTTCATCAGAAGTGGCTATAGCCAATCTCGTTATATCAGAATCATTTGTAGTTATATCTATATCTCTAGGGTCTTCATTTGAATTAATATAGAGACTCCTAGGAATGCCTCCAACTATATATGGCTCAACTATATAATTGTCTTTACATATTTCTAATATTTTTGAATATATATTTTCAAGATTCATTTGAGCCTCTTTGAACAAAGCTATTTACTCTGGAAGTTCTGGTGCGACTAGTTCTTCTTCTCCAACTTCTTGCTCAGGCGCTTGGACGGCCTCTTCGGATGGCTCCGCTTCCTCTGTGGCTCCCGGTATACCTGTTTGGGCCGTTACTAAGGTCTTCGCATTAGCAAGCTGTCCCATCATCTTTGTAACTCTAGTAAGGGCGTATGAGTATGCATCAATCAATTTGCTTTGAGACTCTGCAAGCTCTGGAAACATAGAGGCTATGCCTAATTTGTCAAGCATTATATCAAACTCAGCCAATTGTCTAATAATTCTTCTGTCTGCAAGCATGCCAGCTACTTCGTCTAATTTTGTGGCTGCATCATCAAGGTTTATATTTCCAGCAAGCTCCTCATATTCTCCTGGCCTTGCGCCTGGTATTGGCTTAATACTCTCAAGAGCTGCAGGCTCCACAGTATCAGACTTTGGAATTCCGCTAGTAGGACTGGGCTCTTCCACCTCTGGCTCTACCCCTTCTTCTAAAGGAGCTTCTGCAGGCAAAGCCCCCTCTGCTGCTCCGGCGACAGGGGCTGCAGGTGCAATTTCCTCTTCTCTTTCAAGCCTTGGGTCAGGGCCTTGATTCAAAGGCGGTTGCTCTGGAACCTCTTGGGCTATCTTTTTTAGAATTTCTGCTCCTTCTGTGTGGCCCAGCTTGGTAAATTTATTTGCAGCCTTATAGGTTACATCAGTTATGGTGTTTGCCAACTTTAATGTATGAACCTGCAGGCTGAGATTCATAAGGTTTTCTGCAAGATTTCTATATGTATCTGAGTCCATATACCTATCTGTTCTTAGAAGCTTGTCTATGCGTCTAATTGCAGTATGAAGCTTCCCTTTCCAATTTCCAAAGGCATCTTTATCCTGAACAACCCTGTTGGCATTTGATGATACATGATCAAAAAGATGCTGATCAAGGCTGTCTCCGGGCATATTATATCCCGTGTTTTCCCCCAGGTATGCGCTACCTCCTCCTGAATAATAAGGGCTATTCCCTTGCCCCATATCGCTAATGTAAACAGCTTTCTTTTTCATATCTTCATCCTCTTTTGAGCTATATTTTAAGTGTTCTCCATCACTATAATATTTAAACCATTTTTTAAACTTTTCATCTTCATCTTCTTCTATATTTAAAAAATTACTATAATAATCTAAAGCATTTTCTTTTGTCATCTCTTTGTTTGCAACAGAATCATAAATTAAATGAACAACCTTTAACCAATTATTAACATTAAACTCATTTTCAATATCATCTCTGTATCCAAATGTATTGGGATAAGCAACTTTTTTAATATTATTTTTTTGAGCTTTCATTCCAATTATATTATAATAAGCATCATTTATGTTGTTTATCTTAAGGTTTAATAATTCTTTATTTTCTTCGAAAGAAAGTTTTGCTCCGATGCTTTTTGCTGCTGATTTTAAAATAAAATATTTTTTAAATTTTTCATCACTATCAATGCCCATGCCTGATAAATCAATAGATTTTTTCATAAGCTGATCGAACGTGTGCGTCTTTGCGCTCACTGGCAAGCGGGACAATTTCTTTGTAAAATAATTATTTATCTTATCTTTGCTCATACGGGTTCTTTTCTTCTATATTTTCTTAAACTTTCTTCTTCCGGACCAAGTATTCCTTTTATTTCCTCTACCCATTCATTCCGAACCTCTCCATCTATTTCAGAAAGTTTTGGAATAATATATTCTGTTAAAAAAGTCCTTATATGTTCATCAGAAACATCTTTTTTTTCATGATATAAACTTAAGTTTTTTACAAGCCAATCTCTGAAAGAAATATCACTATTCAAATCTTCAAGATTAAGAGTTGCATGCACTCGTCCATCAACTAACATCTATTACCTCTCCCTGAATATGGCCTATGTTTTCTCCATTTAATTGTTTCGTCTTTATATCAAGCTTATCTACAAAAACCGGAATAAGATTTGGACTTAATTCTTGCAACACTTCCAAAACAGCCTCCTTCAAAACTCTTGCCTGTTCATTTACTACACTAATATTAATATTATGTTCAATCTTTTTATCTGCAACACCCTCGATATACTTCTTCCAGTCTTGCATTAGCGTCTTCATAGTATTTATATATTCAATGAAAATCTTATCTTCCCTAAGAGAGCCTCCCTCTTGTAACAGATTATAATAGTATTCTATTCTTGAATTTATAAGACTATCTAGCTCAAGGAGTCTTTTTGCGACATCTAATTCGGATGTTGCAATCTCTTCTATCTTCTGCTGATATGAAGAAGAAGCCTTTATGATCATGCGAGCCTCTGCCTCTGTGGCTTCTTTATCTATTTCGCCTCTTCTGTTCTTGATATCATCTAAAACTTCACCCTTTAGATTTAAGTGTTCCCCTCTAAACTTTTGCAAGGTCATATAGGAAATATGAAGGCGTCTGGTTCTTGGATATTTCTCTTTAAGCCAACGCTCAACCTCTTTAACAGAGTCTCCCTCTAATAGTTTTTTTATAACCTCTTCTTTATCTGGATGATTTAAAATTTTTTTACTCATATTTACCTCTAAAATAAAAAGTCCTAGCATTATATTACTAAGCTAGGACATTAATATTTAATTTAGTTAAGTTTAGACAAAGACAAGCAAAAACTATTTTCTCTTTACTAATCGGTCTAAATAATCAGCCTCTTTAATAAGACCAATTTTATCTAAATGATTAGATAAAGTCA